CGAGGTAGGTAAGCAGAAACTTACCATAAATCACGCACGTGTAATGGCTGCTACAATTGTAGCTAAGCCCGCATTTCAAGAGTGCACAATTTCTATCGACGAGGGCTACTCAAATAACCAGGAGGATCAATTGATTCCTGAAGACGGAATTTATGAAGAGTCTATCGACTCTTTTGTTGCCGCTGAAGCACTCACAGCGTCGGGCTTTCTAGAGTCGGAAATTCCGATGGCCCCGCCAACCGACTGGTTCGGAAACCCTGGTCTAACTAAGCCTACTCCTATCACAGTTGAGCCTAACGGTCGAATCTACGGTCACATTGCAGCTTGGCACGTAAACCACATCGGTATGCCTCGCTCGACTCGTCCTCCTCGTTCGAAGAGTAACTACTCATACTTCCACACTGGAGTTGTTCGCACTGATACTGGTAAGGACATCCCTGTTGGTCAGCTAACTCTTGCTGGCGGTCACGCACCACTTCAGGCAGATGCTGTATCAGCAGCTAAGCACTACGACGACACAGCGAGCGCAATTGCAGACGTCCACGCTGGTGAAGACCAGTATGGCATCTGGGTAGCCGGATCACTACGTCCAACTGCTAACGAGATGCAGATTCGCGCACTTCGTGCTTCAGCTCCTTCAGGCGACTGGCGTCCAATCAACGGTTCCCTTGAGCTGGTTGCTGTTTGTCAGGTAAACGTTCCTGGCTTCCCGATTGCTCGTGCGATGGTTGCTTCTGGTAAGGTTATGGCTCTTGTTGCTGCTGGTGCTAGCTACTTCGCAATTATGAAGAGTCAGCACGTAACCAGTCTTGTAGACCGTGCTGCAAAACTAAACGAACTAAGTGCGGCTTCTGCTGACATTATGACTCGCTTTGAGACGCAGTTTGGATACATCAACCGTGAAAAGCGCGACGCTCTTGCTAAAGAAGGCAAGGCTATGAAAGACGGCTCTTTCCCTATCCGTAACGTAGAGGACCTAAAGAACGCTATTCAGGCTCATGGTCGTGCTAAAGACATTGCTGCTGCAAAGAAGCACATTGTTAAGCGTGCTCGTGCTCTTGGTAAGTATGACTTGATTCCAGACGAGTGGAAGAAGCCTAAGACAGTAGCTGCATCTGCTGCATTGGACGACATTCGCGAGCGTGCTCTAGTAGCTTCTGCTGTTGCAGAACTTGCAAAGATTAGCGAAGAAGAGCGTTCATCTCTTTCTAAGAAGGGTCAGGCTCTTCCTGATGGCTCTTTCCCTATTCGTAATGTTGACGACCTAAAGAATGCTATCAAGGCATTTGGTCGTGCAAAGGAAGAAGACCGTCCTGTAGTTCGTCGCCACATTATGAAGCGTGCTCGTCAGCTTAAGGCTGCCGACCTAGTTCCAGATCAGTGGAAGAACGCTCACTCTATGCAGGCTGCTCACAACATTGACAGAATGCGTTCTGTTATTGCTTCGCTATCTGCAGAATTTGCAGAAGGAGAAGATATTTCTGATGCAGATCTAGAAAAGCTTGTAGAGGCAAAGCAAGAAGCCGAAAAGCAGACTGCAGAAGAGATCAAGGCTGCTGAAGATATTGCTGCTGGCAAAACTACAGTCGAAGACAAGTATGACGAAGAGGGTCGAGCAAAATACACCCCAAAGACTCAGCCTCGTGATGCTCGTGGTAAGTACCGTAAAGTTCTTGCTCGTCTAAAGCAGGACCTTGGTGTTGCCGGTCTACAGAAGGCCCTCACAAAAGCGGAAGAGGCAGAAAACCTTGACTTTGCTGGAAACTATGCTAAGTCAGCTGGTGCTAGCGCAGAGCTTCTAGACATGATTGACCGTCTAGATACTGGTGCTCTAAATGCCGAGGCCCTAGAAAACGTTCAAAACTCGGCCCGCGAACTGGGTCGTGTAATTGCGAACCTTCCGCTACCGTTTGGCGAAGAAGCCGACAAACTAAGATTTAGCGATTTACCGTCTGGACTCAAGGATCTCATCGATGGGATGATTACTCGAGTCGAGGCAAAAATCGGTAAAGAGGACGCAGACATTGCAACTGCAGAGTTGAAGTCCTACATGTCGGGTGCAGATGTTTACTCTCAGGGGCAGATTCAGTCCCAAATGAGTAAGCTGCTCCGACTCCTTACCTAAAAAGTAAGGTAAAATTACTAATAGGTAGAGCGCCTCGCAATTTTTGTAGAGTCCCTCGGCCTTGATTGTTCACCATGAATGGTAAAACATTCATCAACCAAACTGACCTTAGGAGGTCCAGTGTACGACCAAATCAAGACTCAGCTTGATGGCGTAGGAGAGCTAAGCGACGACCAAGTCGCTGAGCTTCAGAACGCTATCATCAGCGAGTTCGAAGCGGTTGAAGGCGAAGACCCTACCCCTGAGACAGTCGACGCGATGACGACTCTTGCAGACTCGTTAGACATCGTGCGTGGTGAGCTAGCTCGCCGAGAGGCTCTAGCTGAACAGCTAGCAGCTCAGGCTGCAGAAGCCACCGCACGTGTTAAAGGTACTGCTGAGAGTACTGGAGAGGAAATGGCTATGAACGAAGACATGCCTATGGAAGAGGAAGTTCCTGCAGAGGAAGTTCCTGTAGAAGAGGTTGAGGAAATGCCAGAGGAAGAAATTCCTGCTGAGGATGTCCCAGCCGAAGAAGAGGCAAAGAAAATGTCTGAGTACGCTTCGGAAGAAGAAGTAGCCGCAACAGCCGAAGTTGTAGAGGCAGTAGAGGAAGTTTCTGCAGAAGCAGAGCTTTCAACAACTGAAGACGCAACCGAGGACGCATCGATTGCTCAGGAAGACGGATCCGAACTGTCAACTGAAGAAACATCCATCCAAGAAACAACTACCGCTGAAGAAGTTCAGCAGGAAGAGCAGGCCCCAGTGACCGCCGCAGCAGAACAGCCTTTCGAGGCCCCAGCTGACCGTCAGCCTGTTGTTCAGGTTACCGAGGCTCCAGTAGCAATTACTGCTGGTGCTGACATCCCTGGCTACACAGCTGGCACCGCATTATCAAACATGAACGAAGTAGCAACTGCTATGGAGAAGCGTCTTCACTCGCTTCGTCGTGTTAACGGTGGAGATGGAGAGCAGCACATCGTTGCATCCTTCACCACTCAGTACCCTGAGGACCGTGTCCTCACCACCGACGCTGAGTCGAACGCACAGAAGATTGCAGCCGTAGCTGGCCCTGAGGCACTTGTTGCTTCTGGTGGTCACTCTGCTCCATTCGAAGTCAAGTACGACATCTACAGCATCGGTTCTACCTCAGTCCGTCCTCTACGCGATGCTCTGCCTCGCTTCCAGGCTGACCGCGGTGGTATCCGTTACATTGTCCCACCAACGTTTGCAAACGTAACTTCAAACACCACCACTTACTCAAGTGCTGTTGGCGTTTGGACTTCAGCAAACGACTCAGCTGAGACTCCTAGCCCAGCAGCTAAGCTTTCGCTTACTATTGCTGCCGCTACAGAGACCACAGCTCAGACTGACGCTGTAACTCTACAGCTACAGTTTGGTAACCTGATGACCCGTGCATACCCAGAACTAATTGCTCGTCACAACGAGTTGGCTCTAGTACAGCACGCTCGTGAGGCAGAAGAGAACCTAGTTTCTCAGATTGCTTCTGGTTCGACAGCTGTTACAACCACTAACCTAATCGGTTTTGGTCGTGACTTCTTGGTCCAGGTTCGTCGTGCTGCTGCTGCTTACCGTGCACGTCACCGCCTAAGCCCAGAGGCTCGCCTAAAGGTTGTAATCCCTGTTTGGGTTTACGACGCAATGGCAGCTGACTTGGCTTTGGCAATGCCTGGCGATGGCACCCTTTCGGTGTCAAAGTCTGAAATTGATGGCTACCTATCAGCTCTAAACGTTGATGTAGTCTCAGTTCTAGACAGCACAGGTACCCTTGCTCAGTCGCTAAACACCTACCAGGCAGGTTCTGCAGCTCTTAACGAGTTCCCGGACACCTTCCGTTGGTTCTTGTTCTCCGAGGGAACATTCTTGTTCCTAGACGGTGGAACTTTGGACCTAGGTATCATCCGTGACAGCTCGCTTGTTGGCACCAACGACTACAAGATGTTCGTTGAGACCTTCGAAGCTGTTGCAAAGGTTGGCATTGAGTCTCTTGCAATCACCTCGACTATCAACGTCAACGGTGCTGCAGCTGCTCTACGCGACACAACTGGCAACACAGCTGCCGCTACTATCGAGCTCTAAGCCTCAATAGAAACGCTGTAATCGTTGAGGGGGAGTCTGGAAACAGGCTCCCCCAATACGAAAAACAAATAGACTTTTAAATTTAAGGATTCTTAAGATGGCTTTTCCAAGGAATGGCGTTGTAGAGGCACCAAAGATTGTGCCCTCCGCTTTTGGCCTACTCGCTGTAGTCAAGCCTGAAAATTCAACCGACGAAGACATGTGGATTCGCGGGTTCTCTCAGGAGTGGGAGACTACTGTCGATACCATAACAAACTGGGATGACACTGACTCCAATAGCTATGTCTTAGTAAACAACGCTACTGTCAACTACTACGATGAGATTAAGCCATTCTTTATTGAAATCGATGAAGTTCGATCAACTTTAGGTTTTCTAGGTTTAGATCGAATCGAAAGAATTAAACGCCAACTTGATGGGGTAACTCAAAAAGCAATGGAGCGTGAGTTGTGGAACGGAGATATCCGTATTGCCAGCTCTCACGACAATAAATCTTTAATTGGTAGCACTGCTACTGTACTAAACTCTGGAACTGCACTTTCAGCTAAAAGAGCACTTGCACTGCTAGAGCACACAATTGCAACTACTTCGCATGGCGGCGAGCAGGGTATTATCCATATGACTCGGGATGTTGCTGCAATTCTTTCTAGCAATAGCCAAATGATTTTCCACGAAAAAGAAAAAGACCACCTACAAACTTTAGGTGGAACTCCAGTTATCGTGGGAAGCGGCTATTCCGGTCAAGGACCGGCTAGCGTAGTTGATGGCAGTCAGACTGCATCGGCTACTAACAAATGGATTTACGCTACAGGAACTGTCCGCACCTATGTGGGCAAGATTGATATCGTAAACGATAACTTGGCACAGGCTTATGATGTGTCGGGTAACGCTAATGACATGCGTCTCAAGGCAATCCGCCCAGCTGCGGTTTACTTTGATACATCCATCCACCTAGCTGTTCGGGTAGACCTAACAGCCTAATCACAAGGAGAATAGCTAAATGGCTACTCAAGAATATGCAGCCAGCATTCAGGGTGTGTCGATCCGCGTCACCCGCCTGGACGCCGCTGGCAACCTACTGAACGGTGCAGGTGACAGCTACGTAACTTCAGCTTTCATGCGTGTATCGTTTACACCAGAATATGAAGAAGGTGACGAAATCACCGAGAAGAACGCTAACGGTATCGTTTGTGTGACCTACAAGTCTCCAGACGTACTAAAGCGTATCACTATGGAACTCGCTATCTGTGAGCCAGACTCTGAGCTTTCACAGTTGCTTTCTGGTGGTCTACTTCTTCGCAAGACCATTGATGGCGTATCGAAGTCAATCGGTTGGGCGGCCCCGGGTGTTGGAGATGACCCAGCGGGTAACGGTGTTGCTATCGAAGTTTGGTCTCACGCTGTTAAAGATGGAAAACGTGCAAGCGTTCTTCCATACTTCCACTGGGTGTTCCCATTCGCTAAGATGCGTCAGTCTGGTGACCGTGTTATTGAAAACGGTATGCTTGCAACCACATTCGAAGGCTACGGTCTTGGAAACGTTAACTTTGGTGCCGGTGCAGACGGCCGCTGGGAGTTCCCAGTTGCTGCAGAGCGTCCTTACTCGTACGCACGTACAAGTTGGGCTCCTCAGGGTCTTCAGGGCTTCTACACTTGGTCCGACAACTCGGTTGACCAGCAGGTATACTTCACCAAGTCTGGAATCCAGGGTGCTACCACGATTACTGTTAGCAGCATTACAGCTGTTAACACTACAGCAACCATTACACTCAGCGCTTCGGCTTCTTCGGCAGAGGTCGCTACTGGTGACTTCATTATGGTAACTAATGTTGGAGACCCATTCAACACTGGATCTGACGGTGTATCGGCTACTGCTAGCGGTAACACTCTTACTTACACAGTCGCTAACGTTGGAACAACTCAGATCACTGCTACCCTTACCAAGGATAGCCGCGTTACTGTAGTTGACAGTGCTGCAGAGGCTCCTGCTTACGCAGCTGTCACCTCGGCTGCAATCGACACAGCCTATGCTAACGGAACTGGTACTGGTACTTACAACGTTCCTGGCAACGCTGACTACAACTCTGATAACAACATCGACTTTATTATCAAGAGCAACGAAGAGTAATAAACTAAGAATGAAGCGGCATGGTTGGTGTGCGAGCATGCCAACCAGCCGCTTAATTCTTATCTAGGAGAAGAGTCTCATGGGTGTTAACTACTGGGTCCAACCAGAAGAGCTTGGCGATTACGCTAATACTCAGTACGCTGACGAAGCAGCCAAGACGGCTTCTTACCTACTCTGGGCAATGTCTGGCCGTAAATATACTGGAACTACCATTGTTACAGAGCGATACACTTGTACCCTAAGAAACAACCGAATGGGCCCTTCTGTAAAAACCAACAGCCCCATTCTTTTTGGTGGAGACGTCTACAACATCCCAACTGATGACTATGACGAGTACTCAGAACTTATGACCGACGGTATGTCTCCTGATGCTCGTATCAAACTTCGTGGACGTCCGGTCTTAAAGATCCACTCAATCCGTAACAAGCACGGAAAAATTCTTGATCCATCTAACTACTATCTAGTTGATCACTCTACGATCCACATTGTGGCTGGTACACCATGGACACCATGTAACACAGAAATTACTTATGAATATGGAGCTGCTGTTCCAATGGCAGGTAAAATGGCGGCTCGCACACTAGCTATTGAGTTCGCAAAACTTTGGGCTGGAGACGAAGAATGTATGCTTCCACAGCGTGTAACCTCTGTATCTCGCCAGGGTGTTTCTTATACCATTCTTGATAACCAGGAGTTTATTGATGAACTCCGTACCGGTCTTTACGCAGTTGACTTATTCCTCAAGACAGTCAATCCAGACAATGCCCGTCGCAAAGCCAAGGTATTCTCGGTAGACAATCCTCGTGCTCGTCGCTACACTCCAAAAGCTCTTTCTCTTACAGCCGATGCTGATTACGACTTAGAAGTTGTTAAATCAACTGCAGCAGTCTGGACATCAACTGGAACAGATGCTGATCTTAGCAACTTTTTCCCCGACTCCGGCTGGGCAGCTGAAGTCACTCTCTACAACTACAGCGGTGGAACTACCGTTGATCTCGACTCTTCTAGCATTACAGTAAATACAACTTCTAACGTTGTATCATTCACGGTTTCATACGACAAAGCTTTCTCGGCTTTGGGTATGGTAGATCCAGGAACCTGGACTCTCTTTGCCACCAAGACAATTGCTGGTACAGAGAATATAGTAGAAATAGCATCTGGAAACCTCCAGATCAAACTTTATAGTTAGGAAATAAAATGGCAGTTCAAACAAACTTCCGTGCTGTAGACATGCCTGGAGCCGTAAAGGCCGCCGAGGTTGTTGTAGAGAAGAAGGCTGCTCCTGCACCTAAGGCTAAGGCTCCAAAAGCTGCACCAGTTGTAGTTGAAGAGACCGTCGCTCCAGTTGTTGAGGACGTTGTTGAAGAGGTAGCCGCTCCTACGGAGGAGTAATCTAAATGGCTATTTACGACCTTCGAAATGTGTCTGAAGATTCACTGAATCTGAAGAATATGATGGAGGGAGTTCTGGAGAGGGTGCAGACTGTATTTCAGTCATACAACGTAGAGCTCCCTAGTCGCTGTTATTGGAGCATGTCTCAGCCAGCAGTCGACTGCGAGCAACTTGTCGTATCATTTTTGCAGATGTACTTAGGTGCACCGGGATCTCAGATCGGTGAGCCAATGAGGTGCAACGTCCCTAGGAGTGCTACTTTATCAGTTTCAATTTCTAGAAGTACTCCGATTGTTGGTCAAAACGGTAGACCGCCTTCACCGGACAAGATAGAGCTAGCTTCATCTGTTCAAGCAATCGATTCTTGGGTTTTGATGCAGTCTATAAATCTACTAGATCAATGGGATAACACTGGTTATGGAATTGGTGTTGTAGCCACTCTTGAGGCTGGTGCTCCGGAGGGTGGATTCCAGACAACAGTTCTAACCATTACAATGGCGGTTCCATAAAATGCCATTTTTTGTAATCCCGGACAGCTGGGCCACCTATGGTATAGGTAAAGCTGGTAGAGCATTAAGAAGAGCCGCTAAAGGCCGTGGCTCTGGAAAAATATCGCTTGGTGCCAGAGGCAGAGGATTTTCATATAAGTTTAGTCATCTTAACTTATATCAAGATGAGTTAAGAAAATACCTCAATACTCAGTCCGGTGATCTTTGGTGGTATCTAAATAAGCGTGGTAAGGCCGCCGTTGCCGGTGCCCAAGCCATGGTTGGTGTCCGCACCGGAGCTCTAAAAAGATCGATTCATATGAAACACCTAGGCAATGTTACAGGTCAATACATTTGGATTGGATCTAAACTTCCATATGCCTACGCACACCACGAGGGGACTAGACCTCACATTATTGCTTCTAAATCTGGAAAAGAACTGGTTTTTCGAGGCAGAGGAAGTAAAGTTTTAGTCCACACTCCCGTTGTTAAACATCCAGGAACTAGACCAAACCCATACCTGAGAGCTCAGTTACATCATTTCTTCAAGTAGGTCTTAAATCATTGGTACCCCGGCTTGATAGAATATATAAGAGGGTAAAATACCCTATTTC